AAGGAGGACCTCCGAAGCGGCGACGGCTCCCGCTTCGCGGGCGGCTTCGGCCGGGTCGGTGATCATCTTCGTCCCCGGACGCGAGATCCCGCCGTACGCCTTCACCCGCTCCACGTACTCCGCCGGGACCGGCTTGTTCGCCGACACGACGAGGAACGCCGCGTTCGGGTCTCCCTCGTCGCAGATCTCGCCGGACGCCGTCCGGTAGATCCGCTCCGTCGAGATGAGATCGGACGATGCCATGGTCAGGTCTGCGCGCCGACGACGGCCCATGTCGCCGTCGTGGTCCCGTTCGTCGCGGTGCACGTGTACCGGACGCCGTTCGTGATGTTGATGTACTGCGCGCCGATCCGGACGATGCCGGCGCCGAAGTTCGCGGCCGGTGCTCCAGCCACTTCGAACGGAACCGTCATGCCATCGGACGGCATCACCTGTCCGCCTGAGATGATCCCCATGAGCTTGTCTCCTCTACGTGTCGTGATGGTCTCGGGTGAGCCGAGACCGGCGACGTCGGGCGCACCACACGGAGCCGACGCCGCCGGTCCGGCCGATCAGATGCCGGTGACCGAGCAGAACGCCGTCTGTCGGTACCACATCAGAGCGACGCGCATCTCGGCGCGGAGCGTCTGGAGGTTTTTCCGGAAGTCGTCGTTGACGTAGCCGACGTCAACCGTCATGCCCTTCCGGACGGCGAGCTCGGAGAAGTTCCCGAAGTCGCCGACGACGCCGGTGTTCTGCGTCATCGCCTGGACGAGAGCGACGTTCAGACCCCAAATCCGCTCCGGGCCGGCTTCGCTCGGGTTGCCCCAAATGTAGATGCCGTCGGTCGTGCGGAGGAGCCGGATGTCTTGCCAGTCCAGCGGGTTCGTGATGAACGCGTCCGGCATCGCCATGCCGGTCGTCATCACCTTGACCATCGCCTTGTACACGGCGTCCGGCGTCGGGTCCGCACCCTTCGCTTGTGTCTGAATGCCGGTCTGATCGAGGATGCCGGACAGGTTCGGCGCGGTGCCATCGCCGACCGCGATCTGAAGAGCGAGCCTCTGACGGACCATGAACGGGAGCCTCTGGTCCAGCCACCCGCGGAGACGGGGGACGTCCTCCAGCTGCTCGTCGGTGACCGGGAGCGTGACGGCGATCTTGCGGACCGGCGACGTCTGCTCGGTGAACCCGAGAGCGGCTTCCGGCTTCGCGGCGCCTTCCGCCGTCTCCGCCGCGTTGTTCGTGAAGGTCGTCTCCTCCATGAACGTCACGGAGGCTTGCTCGGTCGTCGTGGTCGGGATGATGTCCAGGAGTTCGATCGGGCGGGTCGCCGCGTCGACGACTCGAGGACCGCGGACCACGTCGGGCGCCCAACCGGCGGACGTCGACAGGAGGGTCTTCAACTCCATGTCTTCGAACTCCTGGACGAGACCCTTCGTCTTGTGCGCCTGAGAGCCGATGAACATCTCCGAGAACGACTTGACGAACCGGCGACCGGCGCCGCCGGGACCCGACCCGTCGCCGGTCTCCACGAACGCTTCGGCGGCTCCGGCTTCCTCGCGGGCGGCGATCAGGTTCGCACCCTGGACGAGGAGCTTCAGGTCGTCGCGCTTCGCGCCGAGTTCGGCGATCTCGGCGTTCTTCGCCTTCACCCACGCCGCCTTCTCGGCGGTCGAATCGCACCCGGCGATCTTGACCTTCTTCAGGTCCAGTTCGCCCGACGGCGTCTTCGCGTCGTCGAAGGCTTCGGCGACCTCGCGGTTCAGGTGATCGATCTTCCCCTGAACGTCGATCAGTTCGGGGGACTTGACGAGTGCGGTCATGACGTGGGTACTCCTGTCGTGGAGGCGAGGAACTGGAGATAGGCGCCAGCGAGCGCCTCCTCCTCGTCCCCGCCGGTCGGGTCGGGATCGGTCGGGTCGGGATCGGTGTCGGTCGGGTCGGACGCGAGGACCGTCTCCAACGCCTTCAGTCCTTCGACGACGAGGGACAGAGCGGCGGCGGAGTCGGCGGCGAGCGCCTTCCCCTTCATCGCACGGAGAGCCACGACCTCCGTTGCCCGATCCGTGAGCCTCCGAACGTCCGCCATGACGGTCGTCGTCTGCTCCAGGAACCGGGCGCCTGACTTCGGACTATACGCGACGACACGCGCGACATCGGTTTCATCGTCGCCGAGCGAAGCGACGTCGTCTCCGTCGGCGACCGTGTACCCGACCCGGACGAGGCGCTCGGCTTCGCCGTCGGCCGACACTTCGAAGACGGCCCACGACTCCTCCGGATCCCAATCCGCCAGCCACACGTAGGTCTCTTCGTTCCCCCATCGTTCCCGTCCAGCGTTCCGGAGGGACTCCGTCACGATCGACGCCGCCGCCTTCTCGGACTTCGTCGACACGGTCTGTGTGTCGACCCCGGCGCCCATGAGGACCGGCGACACTTCCTTCACGGCTTCGATCTTCTCGAGGAACCGGACCCGTTGACCGTCGAACTCGCCGCGGGACGACTTGACGCCGCCGACGTGGTACGACCATTCGCCGAGTTCGCCGAGTTCCTTCACGGTTTCGAACGTGTCCCGACCGTGCGCCGTCTTCATGAAGAACTGACCGACCATCACGGCGTGATCGCCGCGGTCTTCGATCACGCCCTTCCCGACCGGGAGCGCCCCGGCCCACGACCCGTGACCGTATGCGGAGATGACGACCGGAGCGCCATCGACGAACGCGCCCTTCAGGGTGACGTCGCCGTCCTTGTCGATCACGTCGTACCGGGAGAAGATCGCCTCCACTTCCCCGGTCGCCGCGTCCTTCACGACGACCCCGGACATCGACTTCCTCATGACTCTTCGCCTCCCGTCCCCGCCACCGGAGCGGGTTGCAGTTGAACACTAAGGACCCCGCGGTGCTCCAGGAGCGACCAATCGCCTCCGGCGGCGACCGCGGCGGTCGCCGACTCGGGGACGTACCCGGCGACGATGAGCGTGGCGATCGTCTGAGCCTCTTGCGCCTGAATCTCCGCCGCCGCCTTCTCGTCTGTCTGAAGGAACGCGATGTCGCGGGTGTCGACGGCGAGCCGCGAGTTCGTGCGGCGACCCGGGAACTTCTCCAGAACGCCGGCGGCGGTCCTCCAGAGCGGACGCATCGTCATGTCCGAGAACTGTCGCTTCGCGGCGTCGTAGTTCCCCGAGTTCAGCGACGACCCTTGCATCCCTTCCGAGAATCGGGCGACCAGCGCGCCGACGCCGGACGCCGCCGCGATGCGGGTCTCCCCGGCGCCTTGCGTCGCTTTGAAGTCCAGCTGTCGCATGTCGGCGCCGACCGTCGTAGCGTCGGCGCCGCCGCCGAGATGCAAGATCCGATAGGCGTTCTCCACTCCGGAGACTTGCTCGTCGAAGAACGTCACGAACTGTTGGAACACTTCCGGCGCGATCGTGGAGTCGTACTTCACGACGAACGACGGAGTCCCGCCGTTCTCGAAGAACTTCGTCTTGTGGCGGGTCGCGGCGAGGTCGCCGAAGATTTCGCCGATGACCGGCGTCATCCATGACATGCCGCGCCATTGCGCGGTCGGGTCCGGGATCGGCGCATAGTGCACGACCCGGTCCGGTGTCAGGAGAACCGGAGCGAGATAGGACCCGTCGGCCCGACGCGGCGAATACAAGTAGTAGAGGACCTCAGCGTCCAGGTCCCACGGCGACGCGTCCGGGTCGCCGCGGACCCCGGAGATGATCGTCACCCAATCCGGGCGCATCCGACGGATGCGCCCCTTCACGTCCGTCGCGAAGAAGTTCCCGGCGAGCGAGGCGTCTTGTTCCATCCGGACGAGAAGGTCGGCGGTCGTCGCTCCCGGCCATGGCTCCTCGAGGATCGACAGGCTCGGGTCCCGGTAGAACCGGCCCGGACGTCCGTCGTCGGCCCCGTACTCCTGATAGAGGAAGCGCGCCTCCGAGAAGAGGAGCGACCGGACGAGGACGCAAGCGAACACCGGCCCACATCGCTTGAACAGACCATCGACATACGATTCGAATGCCGGACCGATCTCCTCGCGGTCCGCCCGGTACCGGCCGGACATCGGCGCGCCGTACCTCCAGAAGTGATCCGGATCGTTGTCCTCCGACGTGACGACGGAGCCGTCCAGAAGCGTCGTGATCGTCAACCCCTTGACCGGGTTCCGGCCGGACAGGACGGCGGCGAGCGGCTTCATGCGGCGCCGCCGTCGGCGAGGATGAGCCACGACCAGACGGCGAGAAGGATCCCGGCGACGATGAACCCGAGCGGCTCCCACGCCTGAGCGAACCCGACGGCGATGAGTGCGCCGGCTACGGCGAGCACCCCGGCGAAGACCACTTGACGCCATGGGATGACCCGGGCGGGACGGTCATCGACCGGCTGGACGTCGGCGAGCTCGGCGACCTGGAGGTCGGCGGCGTCGATGTCGATCACGTCTGTCATCGGGTGAATGCCTCTCATCGCGAGATCGCCATGAGCGGGACGGTCTCCGTCGGACCGGCTCCGGCCACACCGGCGAAAGCCTGTGTCGCGGCGACCAGCGGACTGATGTCGACGGCGCCCGGCCGCGCCCACGTCCACAGATCGCCGACGCCCATCGCCCGCTTCCCGGCGGCGGCGACCGACCGGTTCAGGGTCTCCTGATCGCGGTGATGGACCGTCCCGTTCTTCACGGCGACCAGCATGGCACCACACGCCCGGGCATAGGCGCGATCGTCGACCTCGCGGACCGGGATCCGCGCCTCCTCGAGGTCCTTCAGGAAGACGGACTCCGGTCCGCCCGGGCGGACGCCGAGCGGGACCCCGTACTGATCGCGGAGCTTCCTCGCGTAGTCGACCACCCATCCGGTCCCCGCCGCCCACTTGATCGTCTCCACGTGATAGGTCCCGTCGGCGCGGCGCCCGGCGAACCCGAACGCCGACGCCAGACCATCCGGCGACACGGCGAGACCGATCTGACGGCGGTCGACGACCCGAGACCCGGCGTCGGCGAGCGCGGACCACGTCGCATAGTCGATCACGCCCGGCTCGCCGTCCCCGCCTTCGCGGATCCCGAGAAGTTCCCGGGCGAACTCCGCCATCCCTTCCGGCGTCGCCCGATAGGTCCGGTATTCGTTCATCATCGATTCGACCGCGACCCGGATCCCGAGCGTCGGGTTCGACCGGTACCACCCGTCCGGGTCGTCGAACCGGACATCGGCCGGGTTGCCCCACTCGGCGAGATACAACCGTGGTTCATCGACGCCGGTCTCCGCCCGCTTCAGGAGCGAGTGAAGGAACGCCGACGAGAAGTGAGGCGCCGATGACGTGTACCACACTTGTGGGTTCGGGCGGGTCCTCATCAGAGGGAGGAGCGCGCCGACCTTCGCCGCCGGAAGGTCGAACGCCTCGTCCAGGTAGACCACGTCACCGGAGAAGCCGCGGGCACCCGACCGGGTCCGCGCCTTGAACATGATCTGACACCCGTTCAGGAATTCGATCGCCTGTCGACCCTCCCCGGTTCGGACGATCTTCACCTTCCGATCGAAGGACGGCGTCGCTTCGATCATCTCGACCAGAGCGTCCATGTGCTTCAGCGCGGTCGGCATCTCATGCGCGGTGTGCACGACCTCGCGCTCCCCGAACGCGAGAGCGCCCGCCAGTTGACGGGCACGGATGATCGCGTTCTTCCCGTTCTGACGGGTCACGATCAGAGCGGCTTCGAACGCTGCCCACTTCCCGCCGGGTCGTTCCCCCATCGCGTCATGGAGAACATCGGCTTGCCACGGATCCAAGATCAGTCCGCCTTCGGCGGCGATCTCTACGCAATCCGGACCGGCGCTACTGACGGCGCCTTCGGGTAGATGCCGGAGGGACGGCGCCCGCGATCCTTTCCGCTCGGCGTCGTCCGACTTCACTCGCGACATCCTTCTCCGGTTCGGGCGGCTCCGCGGTCGGCGCCGATGGCTCGGAGGGAGACGATAGCCGGGCGGCGGCTATCGCCTGAATCGTCAACCGGAGTTGAGCGTACAGAGGCGACGTCTTGTGACCGGCCTTCTTCGCCGCCGCTATCTCGGCGACGAGTTCATCGCGCAACGCCTCCAGCGCGAGCCGCGGGGCTTCCTTCACCCGGGCGGCGAACGGCTTGACGGCCATCTAGGACTCCGGACGCCGGAACGGATGAGACCACGCGTAGCGGCGGTCCCACATCTCCTCGCACCGCGGGCACACACCCATCCGGGCATGTGGACACGGACCGTCGCCCGCCGGGTCGGAGCCATCCGCGACCGGCGGGCGCACGGCGCCGGCGGTCACGGTACCGGACCGACCGCGGCCAGACCGGCCACGACCAGACGGCGGATCGCTTCGGCGCGCTGAATCGCTAGACCAGCTGCGAACCGGTCGACGGCAGCGAGCGTCTCGGCGTCCAGCCGCGCCGTCGTCCGCTCCCCGATCGCCGGACGACCCGGACCACGCCGCACCGGCTCCGGGATCTTCGTGACCGTCGCTTTCTTCGTCATGATCCCGCCAGTGTGTCAGAGCCGACCGGGACAAGGTCCGCCGCCGACACGCACCACGGCGCGCCGAGCCGACCATCCGCCCGCATCCCGGCGATCGTCACCGCGTCCGCGCCGTGCGGACATGCCCGCTGACCGAGATCCGGAGCCGCGCAACCGGCCCGGACAACCCGATACTTCTGATGACCCCGGTCGACGATCGTCACCACGTCACCCTCCTTCGCTTCGATCACATCCATCACACTGTCCTTTCTGTCAGGTTCGCGGCCACGACGGCGGCGAGCATTTGCGGCGGAAGAGCGTTCCCGATCTGCCGCGCGATCGATGTCCGGTTCCCGCAGAACGGGTAGCCGGGCGGGAACCCCTGGAGGACCGCTAACTCCTCGAGGGTCACCCGGATAGCGGTCGACCCGCGGCGGTCATGCCCGGACCGTCCCGCCGCGATGTCCTCAGCGTTGATCTTGTGTCCGGGTGGATGCACGCGGGTGTCTCCGGCGACGGTCGTGGCTGGACGGTCCCACATCCACTGACCGGGCACAGACGAGACCGTCGGTGCTGGACAGTCCAGATCGATCCTCTGAGCGGTCGTCCGGTCCCCGCCCGGCTTCCAATCGCGTCCGGTGTTCAGTCTCCACATCCACCCGGCGGAGTCGTTCCCGAGCACCACCGGCGGCGGCGCCGGTTCATCGACGCCGTACGTCCGCCGGTTCCCGCCACGACCATCCGCCCACGACCCCGGTTGCAGAGCCGACCCACGCCTCTGAGCGTCCCCCGGCCACCCGAGCGCCTCCGCCATCGACACCCACCGCGCCGTAAAGAGACCGTCCTCCTCCGTGTGAGTCGGCATCGGCCACACCGGCCAACCCTCACGACGACCGACGATGATCAAACGGCGCCGAGTCTGCGGAACCCCGAAGTCCGCCGCGCACAGAACCCGGAACTCCACCCGATACCCGAGCGCCGCGAACCGCGACAGGAACCCGGCGAGATAGACCCCGTGTTTCTCATGGAGAAGACCGGGGACGTTCTCCACGGTCACGACCTCCGGCCGGACCACGTCGATCGCCTCCAGCATCCACGGCATCCCGTCCCGGGCGTCGTCCTCGCCGCCGCCGTCCCCGGCCGACGAGAACGGTTGACACGGCGGCGACCCATGCATCAGACGGACCCGGCCGCGCAGATGCGACCACGGCGCCGACGACAGATCCGACCGGACGGTCAGGAACCCGGCGCGCCGATGGGTGCGGACGGAGTCCTCGTCGGAGTCGAACCCGACCGGGTCCAACCCGACCGACTGCAACCCGAGAGACCCTCCGCCCGCACCCGAGAAGAGTTCGACGTCGATCACGACGTCGCCGTATGCGTCCTCAGCGCGGCGTCCCACCCGCACGACTCGCACCGGAGCGACTCGGCGCCGACGAAGTGATCCGGGCATTCGACCAGCGACCGAGCGCCCGCCAGAGGATCGACCGACGCCGGATCATCCGGCCAGATGTCCGTACAGAACGCGACGGCCCAATCCGCCCACGACACACCCTCCGGCGGAGACAACAGACGCCGGATCAACGCGACCGCGGCGACCACGTGCGGCGTGTCGAAGATCTCAAACGGATCCGAGTCCGGTTCATAGATCCCGACCCGCCACACGGTCTCGTCCTCGTCGTTCAGGTACTCGTCGACCAGAACGAACCCGCCCGGCATCGGAACCTGAATGCACTCCCGCATGTCCATCGCTCCCGGGACCGACGCCTCCAGAGTGTCGACCATCCACCCGACCGGGTCCAGAATCACCCGACCGAGAATGTGAGCGGCGGAGTCGTTCGCCCCGGACATCACTTCACCTCCATCGACGCGAGGAGAGCCGTAGCGACGTCGTGAAGCCGTGCGAGGATCGCCGGGAACACACGGTCGCCGAACATGTCTTCGAACGCCTGACCGGTCGGAAGGAGCTTCTGACCCTGACCGAGTTCGACGACCTCGTCGGCGATCTCCATTTGACGGTCATCCTCCCCGGACACGATCGCCGCGATGACCGGACCGGCCAACCCGTTCGCGATCACCCGCTTCACGTAACGCTCCGTAGCGGACGCCGCCAACAGCGGAACCACCGCGTCGGACGCCGCCGCGAACAGATCCAAGGTCGACAGACCATCCCGATACGGGCCCGCGTCGTCGTCCCACTGACGGTAGGACCCGAGAGCCCACGACCCGACCTCCGAGAGCCGCTCCGACCACGTCAGAGGACCGTCCGAGTCGGTCACACATAGCGCCGGACCGCCGTCCTCCGCGTCCTCCAGATCGGGAGCGAGTTCGGTCCGGAGCCAGAAACACCCGCCGCCGGTGTGCTCCACGCGCCACGGCGTCCCGGTCATCCGCTCCAGAACAGTGATCACCGGAGCCATCTCCGCCGAGAGAGTCGCCTCCGGACCGGCCGGAGACATCGGGCGGAGGAACCCGTCCGTCGTCGGAGACGGGTCGATCGTCACGACCTTCAGACACTCGTCCTCGTCAACCCATCGGGGATTCAGATCGCCTTCGAAGAGAACTCGGAGAGCCGCCTTCCCGTGCGCCGAGTCCTCCTCAGCGACCCGAGCCGTGACCGTCCCGACGAGAGACTGAGCGACGAGGACCGCCTTGTCGCCGACGTGGATGTTCCGTGTGGTGCATGTCATGGGCTCCAGTATCGGTGACGGAAACCCGAGACGCAATACCCGACACCAGAAATCTTCCGCCGCTCCGAACGAACGACCCTCCCCGCTGAGATGTAAAGACAGCCGTTAGGGGCTCTTCT